TGAAAGCTTGCGGGCAATCGGTCGTGATGACGATATGCCAAGTGCGGTAACGGTGTGCAAATGGCTGGATCAACAGCCTGACTTCGCTAAGCAGTACACGCGCGCGCGCGAAATCCAAGGTGACGGGGAATTTGATGAAGCCCGCGCCATTGCCTTTGCTGCCACGCCTGAAACTGCGCAGGTTGCACGGTTGCAGTATGACGCTGTGAAATGGCGGGCTTCCAAACTGCGCCCGAAAGTCTATGGCGACAAGCTTGATTTGAGCGGCAACATCGGAATGACCGTCACCATTGCCAGCCCGGATGCTGACCTGTGATCATTACGTCCAATCAGATCAGCGATGCAGCGCGCGCCCGGTTGTAAGCATGATAAAGTCTCGCAAGATATGGGCGCACTTGGAATGACGTTTTCCCTGACCCCAAAGCAATCGGAGCTGCGCGCGCTTGCGGCATCGCCGCGCAAGAATGTCCTGTGCTATGGCGGGTCACGTTCCGGCAAGACGTTTGGCTTCTGCTATTTCACAGCGACCCGCGCGATCAAGGCCCCAGGGTCACGCCATGCGATATTCCGGCGGCATGGCGTGGCTGTGAAGCAATCCATCGGAAAGGACACGCTGCCCAAGGTTTTTGCCTTGGCCTATCCTGCGGTCAAGTTGGACTGGCACGAACAAGACGGTTATTTCAGCCTGCCGAACGGTTCCGAAATATGGCTTGCAGGCCTTGATGACAAAGACCGCGTTGATAAGGTGCTGGGCCGCGAGTTTGCCACGCTTTATTCAAACGAGGCTTCCGAGATACCGCTGTCATCATACCTTGTTGCGCAGACCCGTCTTGCGCAAAAGGTGGTGCAGGTTGACGGGCGCGATCTGCCGCTGAAAAATTATGTCGATCTTAACCCAACTACCAATGCGCACTGGACTTATCGCATGTGGATTGACGGGGTGAATCCAGACGGTGAAGGCCAGATTGATCTGGCGACCTATGCCCATATGGTGATCAACCCGATGGATAATGCGGACAACCTGCCCGCCGATTATCTGGACAGCTTGCGCGCTCTGCCGGAACGCCAGCGCCGCCGGTTTTGGGATGGCGATTACATGGCGGACGTGGAGAATGCCCTTTGGCGGCGCGACTACATCCGCCGGACACAGACAAAGCCGGACATGGTGCGAATTGTAGTTGCAGTTGATCCCGCTGTATCAAACGAGGTGGGCAGCGACGAAACGGGCATTATCGTGGCCGGTCTTGGCACAGATGGCCGGGGCTATGTGCTGGCGGATGAAAGCGGGCGCTACAGGCCAGAGGAATGGGCGCAGCGTGCCGTATCCGCATACCGCACATGGGACGCTGATCGGATCGTGGCAGAAGTCAACCAGGGTGGCGCAATGGTGGAAAGCACCATCCGGGCGCAAGGCGCGAACGTGCCTTACAGGGCCGTACATGCCAGCCGTGGCAAGGTCACGCGGGCGGAACCGATTGCGGCGCTGTACGAGCGGGACAAGGTGCGCCACGCGGGCGAGTTCGGCGCGCTTGAGGACATGATGTGCCAGTTCACGACCGGCTTTGACCGCAAGCTGCAAGGCTATTCGCCTGACAGGGTTGATGCTTTGGTATGGGCGCTCACTGATTTGTTCCCTGACATGGTCAAGAAGGCTGCTCCGGCACCGCCAATTCAAATTGCCCCGCGCCCGGCGCTTGGGGCGGGCAGGAGGTTCTGATGTTTGGAGTGCTGGGAGCCATGTGGGCAAAGAAAAGGGCTAATGAAAGACTCGAAAGACTCAAAAGGGCGCACGAGCTTGCGCGCAATATCGAAAAGGCAAATGCAAGAATTGCCAATATGGATATTGGCGATGTAGTCTTTGTTTCCCCATTGGTGCCGGTATTCCATTTGCGCTTCCCCGACGATGACTTTTTTGTGCTGAGCCACAAAGGAAGCCCAACGCGCGTGGAGCGAGTTCTCAAGAATTACAAACCTTCAAGGCAAGTCTTGGTGGATTATGATGGGGTCTGCACAAATGCCGCGCCAGAGTAAAGACGCCCGCCTGTCCGATCTGCACGCGCTGGCATTAACGCCGGAACTGTTGCGGACGTTGCTCCGCTATGATCCAGATACAGGCAAACTTTTTTGGTTGCCGCGTGATGCTGCCATGTTTGACGGGACGGGATACATGGGCGCAAGCCGCGCATGCGCTGTCTGGAATGGCAAGTACGCAGGCAAGGAAGCGTTCACAAGCCGCAACAAGGGTCACTGCACTGGCGGGGTTTTTAGGGTGAACTTGCAGGCGCATCGCGTTGCATGGGCGCTTATGACCGGTGAATGGCCGCCGAAATGCATTGACCACATAAACCACGACAGAGCCGACAATCGGTGGTGCAACTTGAGGGCCGTAACACGAGCAGAAAATTCGCGGAACATGGCGCTTACTTCAAGGAACCCAACGGGAGCAATGGGCGTCAGGCGTGTTAGCGGCTCAAGGCCATGGCAAGCCGCAATTGCAAAAAAGCATATTGGCTCTTTTCGGTGTTTCACCGCAGCTATGATCGCGCGCCGTCTAGCTGAAAGAAAACTTGGCTTCGCGCCTGAGCACGGGACCCCATAATGGCACGCAAAAGTAAATCCCACCGCCTTGCTGATCTTCACGCCTTGGCCCTTCAAGAATTTGACGATGCGTATTGCGCGACACGCGAAGACCGCGAAGCCGCAGCGTTGTCGCGGCGTTTCGTCAGGATACGCGGCGCACAATGGCAGTGGGATACCCAAAATGACTTCGAAAACAAGATGCGCATGGAGATTGACCACATCGGCGGGGCAATCATGCGGATCAGGAACGAATACCGGAAGAATCGGATTGCCGCGTCATTCCTGCCCGCTGATGGCAGTGAGGCCGATGCGCTTTCCGATGCTCTGACATCGCGCTACCGGGCTGACACGCAGGACGCGCGGGGCAAGGAAGCGCGGGCGCTGGCGTTTGATGGCTCGCTTGAAGGCGGCTATGGCGGATTGCGGCTGCGAACGGAATATGAAGGCGAAGGACCGCAACAACGGATTTGCCTTGAGCCGGTGAACGATGCCGAGGCCACCCTATTCTTTGATGTAAACGCCAAGCTGAAAGACAAGTCGGATGCAGGACATGCCTTCCTGCTGACGCCATGGGCGCGGCGAGCGTTTGTGGCAGAATATGGCGAAGAATGCGCGTCCTGGCCGATGGCATTGGTGGGTAAGTATCAATTCGGGTGGTTTGGCACCGGCACGGATTTTGTTTTCATCGCCGAATACTTTGTGAAGGAACAGGTCAACAAGACCTGGCGCGTTTTCAAGGGCGGGGTTGATGGGGAAGACCTTGAGGAATACACCGAAGAAGAACTTGATGCCGACGAATTGGAGCGGCTGAAGGCAACTGGCTTCAAAGAGGTAGCCCCCCGCGTTGAAAAGGTCGGGCAGGTCCGCAAGTATGTGTTGAACGGCGCGAAGGTGCTGGAAGATGGCGTTGTCATTGCCGGGCCGGAAATCCCGCTGATCCCGCAGTATGGGCAGCGAACTGTCTTGGATCATGTGGAGCGGTTCAAGGGGCATGTTCTGCACGCAATGGACGCGCAGATTCTTTACAATCTGCAAATCTCCAAGGTAGCAGAGACGGCGGCTGTAAGCGGTGTCAGAACGCCGATATTCCTTGCGGAACAGATTGCACCCTATCAGGAACAGTGGAAAAACGGGCACAAGAACAATCCGGCGTTCTACACTATCCAGTCGATCAGCGATCAGAATGGCAATATCCAGCCTGCGGGGCCTGTCGGGTATTTGGAGCCGCCGGAAGTAGCGCCTGCGGTTGCAGCCCTTATCCAGATCATGCGGCAGGACGTTGCCGACCAGATGGGAAATCCCGAAAATGCGGAACAACTGCAGCCGGATCAATCGGGTGTTGCTTTGGACTTGGTGCAGGGCCGGATCGATATGCAGTCGTATGGCTACCTTGATGAGGCGGCGGACGCAGAGCGGCGGCTTGCGGAAGTATATCAGGGCATGGCGGCTGAGATTTACGTTGAAGCTGGCCGGAAGCTGAAAACGCTGTCGGAGGAAGGCAAGCGCGGCACGGTGGAGATTGGCCGGAAAGTGCTGAACCCAAAGACCGGGGGGATTGAGAGCGAAATTGACTTTTCGCGGGCGCGGTTTGACGTTGAAGTCGATGTTGGCCCGACCAGCGCCAGCCGTCGCATGTCGATTGTGCGCACCATGTCAGCGCTGATGGGGCAGACGCAGGACCCGGAAACCAATCTTGTTATTGGCTACAAGACGCTCGAGAATCTTGAAGCTGAAGGGATGCAGGACATCCGCGATTGGGCGCGCAGGAAGCTGCTGGCGCTTGGCGCGGCGAAGCCGACGAAAGAGGAACAGGCCGAGATTGACGCGGCGGCTGCGGCGGCAGGCGAACAGCAGCCGGACCCGAATGCCGTGCTGGCCGGGGCAATGGCACAGGAAGCGCAGGCCAAGGCCGCTAAGGCCGTTGCCGACACTGCCAAGGCAGAGGCGCAGACACAGCTTACGCAGGCACAGACAGCCGAAACGCTGGCGGGCATACCCATAGCGCAGCAACGATCTGCGCTGGAAACCGCACAGGCAATCATGGCCGACATGCAGGAAACCACAACGCAAGGAATGCCCGATGCTGGACAATGAATCCCAAGCCGACGACCTGACGCCGGACGTTGATCCGCCGGAAGGTGAACCGCCGCAGGAGCCGGAAACTGATGATCCGCCGCCCGAAGCAGAGCTTGTCATCACGATTGGCGACGATGACGCTGGCGATGATGACGATCTGGGTGAGGAAATTGACACGTCCGGCATGGACGAAAAAGAGGCCAGGACGGTTCACAAGCTGCGTGACAATCTGCGGCAGAAGATCAAAGAGGCCAAACAACTTGAGCGCAAGGCGCGGGCTGCGGAAGCGGCGCTTGCCGCGCGGGATGTAAAGCCGAAGATCGAGGAAAAGCCGTATCCCAAGCCGATTGATTACGGCTATGACGATGCGCTTCATGAAGCGGCGGTTCTGGAATGGACCGAAAACCAAGCCGCTGTGAAGGTGGAAAAGGCGAAACAGCAAGCCGCAATCACGGCGCGGACTGAAAAGCTGCAACAGCAGTTTGAAGCCTATACGGCGGGCAAGAAAACCTTGCGGGTGGCAGACTTTGACACGGCAGAAGCGGCAGTTATGGCCGATCTGTCAAACGAGCAACAGCAGGCGATTCTTGAATGCGCCACCGATCCTGCAAAGCTGGTCTATGCCTTGGGAAATTCACCGAAGGCGCGTAGGGAATTGGCGGCGATTGATGACCCGCGCCTTTTCGGTTTCCGGCTGGCAAAGATTGAAGGGGAGATCAAAGTGACACAGAAAACACCGCCGCCGGTCGAGACGCGGCTTTCGGGTGGGGCGGGTGCAGGCGCGTCTGGCGGGTCACTGGCGGCCCAACTTAAAGAAGCGGAAAGGCGCGCTGAAATCAACGGCATTCGGACGGAAGTTATCAGGATCAAGGCGCAAGCAAAGGCGGCGGGGGTCAGGCTTTAACCGCCCTTTACAAAATAGCGCTACCGCCCTAATATAGTTGCCAAGGCTCCGTCTGACCTTATCAGGCGTGTATTCGGAAACGGCTCCAGGCTCCGTATTGCCTGTGTCTCACCCGTAATCGCAATACAGGAGCCTTGGCAATGCCCAACGCATTTTCTAAACAAGAAACGGCCATGTTTGACAAAGTCCTTGAGGGCTTTTCGGATTCTATGGTCATGTCGAAAAACGTCACGATCAGCAGAGAAGGAGCGCCGCAGACGTTTGAGCGTTCGCAGGGCGGCGCTGTCTGGCGTCCGATGCCGTACATCGCAACGGTTTTTGACGGTGTGGACCAAACGTCCAACTTCAGAGACTACACGCAGCTTATGGTCCCGGCGACCATCGGCTTTCAAAAATCTGTGCCGGTTGCTCTGACTGCCGGTGAAGCGCGGGACAAAGACTACCAGTTGAACAACATGGCCAAAGCGGCGGTGCAAGGGCTGGGTGCGGCAATCAACCAATCGGTGCTGAGCGTTGTGGCAACGCAGGGGGCGCTTTTTGTCAAGCGCACGCCCGCCGCGACAGGCTACGATGATGTGGCACTGTGCGAAGCAATGATGAATGAAACCGGCGTCCCGATTGGCGACCGCGTGATTGCGCTCAATACCCGCGATTACAACGCGATGGCCGGGAACCTGGCCGCACGCCAGACATTCAGCGGCGACGTTTCCGAAGCCTACAAAAAGGCGTCCATCGGCGATGTCGCCGGGTTTGATACCTTCAAGATGGACACCGGGCTTCGTCTCGCGGCGGCGGTCCCTGGGGCTTCGGTTGTGGTCAACGGCGCAAACCAGCGGTATGTGCCGAGGGCAACGTCAACGGCCTCCACGGGCGAAATCGCGCTTGTGGACAACCGCCAGCAAACCTTGACCATCACGGTCGGGGCTGGTGGCGCGCTGAAAGCGGGCGATCACTTCACAATCGCCGGGGTCAACGCGGTTCACCCGATTACGAAGATCGACACGGGGCAACTCAAGACCTTCACCATCAAGGCAATCCTGACTGGCGGCGGTATCGCTGGCACAAACACCGTTTCGATCTCGCCCCCGATCATCGCGGCGGACTCGTCTCCGACTGCGGCGGAAAGCCAATACAAGAACGTGACCGTGACCCCGGCCAACTCGGCTGTCATCACGTTCCTGAATACGGTGACGGCAGGGATCAACCCGTTCTGGCACAAGTCCAGCATTGAACTGCTCCCGTCGCTTCCGGGCCAGAATACCGGCGGCTTGGAATTCATGCAGGCGTCTACCGACCAAGGCTTGACGATCCAGATGACGCGGGCGGGCGCAATCAACGATCTCAGCGGCAAGTACCGCTGGGATTGCTGGTATGGCGTGGTCAACCTGAACCCGGAAATGAATGGGCTGATGATGTTCGGTCAAACCTGATGACGGCGGGTGGGGCGGCTTCGGTCGCCCCTTCTACATCAAGCGGTATCGGGGTTGCACAATGGCGGCATGGTCTAAAAGAGATTTGCTTGAGCAAGCCTACCTTGAAATAGGCAAGGCATCGTATGACTTTGACCTGCAGCCGGAAGAACTGCAGTCCGGCCTGCGGGCGCTTGATGCAATGGTCGCCACCTGGGCAAACAAAGGCGTGCTGATTGGCTGGGCCGGTGGTGATGGGTTCGGCGATGTGGACGCGCTTTCCAATGTGCCGGAATACGCAATGGAAGCGATCTATCTCAATCTTGCTCTGCGCCTGGCACCGTCATTCGGCAAGGCGGTATCGCCGGACACGCGGGCTGCGGCCAAGAATGCTTTTGATATCGTGCTGTCGCGGTCGATTGTGCCGGGGGACAAGAGGATCACAGGTTATGCCGGTTCCGGCAATAGAAATGGAGTGACCGCATGGCCCGTATCTCTGACCTGACCCGCGCAACGGGGCCGATGGTTTCAAGTGATTTGATCGGGGGCTATCCCCAGGTCGCACAAGACGATCAGGCGTTCACTGCGGGGCAGCTTCTGGCCTTTGTGCAAGCCAACCTGACCAGCAATTTGGCGCTTGCGCAGCAATTCGCATCCCCAAGCGCCACTGCTTTCAACGTCGCAATCGTATCGCTGGCCGTGACCCCCAACACCTGGTTGATCTTGACCCCGACCGGCACCTTTGCGGCTGGCACCATCACGCTTCCCGCCAATCCGATTGACGGGCAGATAGTATCGGTCAACTGCACGCAGATTGTCACGGCGTTGACCGTGGCGGGGAACGGGCGGACAGTGACCGGCGCACCAACGACGCTGGCGGCAAACGCTTTTTTCGAGCTTCGCTATTCTGCCACGCTTTCTGCCTGGTACCGAGCATCTTAAGTGCTTGATATGCCGCAATGTCATGCTATTCTAATGCGGCACGGGGAGGGCTTCGAAACCTCACCCGCGCCTAACCACA